CAATTCGCATGCCAATTATCTAGTGCACTAACTCATTGATTAATAACATTGTCAGTTTGTATCAATTAGCACTAATGACGATATTACGACACTCATTACATTCATTAGCATGTAAGTATATGATTAGCATGTGTATTAGTATGTGTCGATTGTTCGTCATTGTGACGATATTTCGTCATTGAACTGGCGCGTTTTGGATACGTACCGTGTATTAGTACTTATGTACGTACTATGTATGTAGTGTGTAACAGTATACATATAAGTAGGGTAGACAAGCAAAGGGAAAGGGGGAAAGACGTACGCGTCACCGCCCCCTGCTAATGGGGTTATTCTATGCCTGTGCTAGTCTGTTTACTGTATCGTTAATGGATAACGCTAGTGTGCTAATGGGTATTGGGTAGTGCTACGCTTGCCGTGTGCTCAAGGTGGACATGCAATGACCAGGGGGGTGGGGTGGGTGCGTGACCCTCTCCACTTCCACCCCCAAGAAAAAAGGGTGTTTTGTGGTTTGGTGTTTATTGGTTATACTGTGCTAATGAAGATATGTGATATAAAGGGTTGCAATAGCAAGCATCACGGCAAAGGGTATTGCTACTTTCACTATTGGGCTTGGCTAACCACGGGGGATGCTTTGCTAGCGAGGAAAGCACGAGGTAGGCCGAGGGGTGGTGGGGTAAGGGGTGGAGTGCGTCGGTGTTTGATGACGGGATTAGACCAATGGAGAGGGGTTAGTAATGCAAGTTCAGATCGAGAGTGGGATAGCGATACCGGTTCATCGGATGGTAGTGAAGCCGGAGTATCCGTATGAGCGTATGGCTGTGGGTGATAGTTTTCTGGTTGAGAGTGATCGAAAGACTATTTTGGTAATGGTGTGCAAGAGAAACGCTGCTGCTGGCAAGACATTGGGGATGAAGTTCATTGCCAAGCGTGTTGACGGAGGTGTTCGGGTATGGAGAGTAACTTAGCGGTAGCTGACAGTAGCTATGGCTGGACTAATGGGTGTTCTACTTGTCGGTGGAGTGAGATCACTCATCAGGGGTTGTATTGTCGCTTCTGGAGGGCATACGCTTACCGACAGTGCAAGGAATGGGAACGGGAGCCTGGGGCTGATGAGCGTGAAGAAGTCCAAGACCAAGGGTTTGAATGAGCAGTTCATTGTGGATGAGTTGCTGCGCTTCTGGCACTCTATGTCACATTACCCTGCCTACCTGAATGAACTGAGAGAGTGCTGGAAGGTTCAGAGTGAGGACAGTGATAGCCCTTATCGTGAGGCTTACCGATTGGCGTTAAAGAGGACGGAGATGTGAGTATGAAAATATCAATCGTTACCGATACCTCTGACAACATAAAAGAACTATCAAATATTACCCTGCCAAACAAAGAAGGATATTCTTCTAAGCATGGATATATACTTCATTGCAGGGAATTTAATTATGAAAGATTTAATGAATTTATATTAGATCATATGATGTTTACATTAGATGTTATGAAATCTTCTGATGTAGTTATGACCTGTGGTGCTGATGTAATGTTTACCAATTGGAATATTAAAATAGAAGATGTATTACTTTTTAATGATAATATTTTAATAGCTAAAGAGAATACTGGTTGGTGGCCTATTAATAATGATGTAATGATTTGGAGATGTAATCCAAGGGTCATTGCGTTTTACGAATGATTGATTAATGATTTCCCTGTTTGGCGTAATTACCCCTGGAGGACTCAGGCGCATTTGTGGAACATCAAGCAAGAGGAGCCGAAGGTTGGGTCTATCATGAGGCTGGTAGAGCCGGAGGTAATGAACCAGCACCCAAGCAAGTGGCAGTTGGGTAACTGGATTATTCATATGTATAACATGGATATTAAATCAAAGGTGACGCAAGCAATGGCAATCAATAATGTTATTACTAATGGCAATCCAGTATGGAAAGTTGAACACGTAAACATTAAGCCACAAACAGCATAATGAAATTCAATCTAAAACAGTTCTACAGTTTTTGTAATCAGTTGCAGATTGAAACAAAAGAGAACGGGCTACAGAAGTTAAACCCGTTGCTAGGCACTCAGACATATGTGATGGACGAGATTGCCCGAGGCTTGGCAGAGGACGTTCATTTCTTTGTGATATTGAAAGGTAGGCAGGTTGGAGTTACGACCATCAGCCTTGCGCTAGACCTGTATTGGCACTTTGTGAATCCAGGCTTGCAAGGAACTCTAACGACTGATACCGAAGAAAACAGGGATATGTTCCGGTCAACCTTGTCCATGTATATGGAGGGCTTGCCCAAGGAATACCGTATCCCCCTGATAGCGCATAACCGTAATCATTTCTCCCTAAAGAATAGATCACGAATGTTCTATCAGGTTGCAGGGCTAAGAGCCAAGGGTTCTCTAGGTCGAGGCAAGGCCATCACCTACCTGCATGGCACTGAAACAAGTTCGTGGGGCGATGAGGAAGGCTTGGCCTCCTTGCTAGCGTCTTTGGCTGAAACCAATCCCATGCGTCTGTATATCTTTGAATCGACTGCTCGCGGGTTCAATCTGTTCCACGATATGTATACCACCGCCAAACGCGCCAGGACGCAACGTGCGATCTTTTGCGGCTGGTGGCGTAACCAATACTATGCCCTTGACCCTGAAGGCCAGACTTATAAAGTCTATTGGGATGGGAAGCTCACGGGTGAAGAAAAAGAATGGGTGCGGGATATTAAGAAACTCTACGGGGTAGAGATCAATTCCCGTCAGATTGCCTGGTGGCGCTGGAAGCTCTTTGAGGGCATCAAGGATGATTCCCTGATGTATCAGGAGTTCCCGCCTACCGAGGACTACGCTTTCGTAATGACGGGTTCTTCCTACTTCAGTAATGCGCGTTGCACAGACGCAATGAAGATTGCCAAGAAGATTGCGCCTGATTATTACCGTTACTCAATGGGGGCTAATTTTCAAGACACCGAGTGCATCAAATCTACTGAGAAACTGGCGACAATCAAAGTATGGGAGGAACCCATTGATACGGCTTATTACGTCATCGGTGCTGATCCTGCTTACGGTTCTAGCGATTGGGCTGACCGCTTTTGCATACAGGTGTATCGTGCTTACGCTGATGGTCTGGAACAAGTGCTTGAGTTTGCGAGTTCCGAAATGAGTACCTATCAGTTTGCGTGGGCTATTGCTCACATTGCCGGAGCCTACAAGAACTCTACCCTGAACCTTGAGATCAATGGGCCAGGGCAAGCAGTCATCAACGAGTTGCGGAACCTGAAGCGTCAGGCCGCGGCAATGGGTGACCGGATGGGTAAAGACCTATCGGATGTTCTCTCCCACATGCAGAACTACATCTGGCGGCGTAATGACAACATGGGAAGCCTGTCTAGCAGCATTGGTTGGATGACTACCTCGGCTACCAAGGAGCGCATGTTGTCCTACATGAAAGATTACTTTGAGCGCGGCATGATGGCGATCTATTGCGAAGATACGTTAGAAGAAATGAAAACGATTGTCCGTGATGGCGGCAGTATTGAAGCCTCTGGGCGCAACAAAGATGATCGGGTAATTGCCTCGGCTCTGGCGGCAGCGGCTTTTGCCGAACAAGTCCAACCCCGCTTGATCCAAATGAAAGTCACTCGCAAGACCTCTCGCAGTCAAGACCCAGACCCGTCTAAAGACGAAACAGCCGCTAACTCGGCTACTACTAGGTCAGTGAGCACTTACCTTAAGAATATTGGCGTTTACGGTTAGTTTTACGTGGAACCTGTCATCTCAAGAGCAGAACTCCTGCGGATCATGACTAAGTTCATGGCTGACCAGCATCGGGGGATTTCCGTCAAACTCTTTGCCGAACTCTCCGGCATATCCCTCTCTACCATGAAAGATGTGTTCATCAAGCGAGAATTACCCCTTACCGAATACATCCAGCGGCGGGTAAGCAAAGCCTACCAATCATGGCTGCGGGGCGAAATAGCCATTATGCAGAACCGAGATGCTACCCGCTTCGTCGAGTTCCGCAAGAAACCTAGACCTAAGTTTGTCCGTAGCGTAGGGCTTGAGGTAGTTAATGGTCAAATTAAAGTTAGAGTTGGCATTACTAATGTAGCAGATTACAGCGGTTATGATCTTGATGAACAGTTAAAGGGGAAAAACAATGGCTAATATACTACATGATTACAAATGTTTTGAGCATGGCTACTTTGAGGGATACGCGGCTACTTGCCCTCAAGGATGCACTGAGAATGTAATGATGGTGTTCCTGCAAGCCCCAGGCACCGTAAGCGACAAGACTAAGCGCACTGACAAGCGGGTTAAGCAGTTAGCAATGGACTTTAAGATGAATAATATCAAGTCTACCCGCGAAGGCGAGAATCAGGCCGGTTACTTTACCCGCGACAACAAGACCGTTCCCAAAGAAGTCCAAGAAGCGCAACAACCACGAGAATCCCGTCCAGGAGACGCGGCGATCTGGGGCGGTGGGTTCAAAGGTCTAAGCATGAACTCCCTATTGTCCGGTCAGGCTGTCCGGTCTATCCACGGGGAATCGGTTGGCATTAAACCTCAAGATGCGGGAAACTTGACAGGGCCAAAGGCTGCGTCATACATTGCCGATCATGAAGGTTTATCTCTAAAGAAATAAATGCGGATACCCACAGAACATGCGGCTCGTGAATCGTTCTATCTCGACATAATCGAGAAGTGCGAAGTATCCAAAGCAGAACGTAAAGCTGACTACTCTAGTCTACGGGCGTGGTATCTGTTTGGGGCGGGGCCAGAAGAAAGCCCCGCAATCTACAACAAGATTTACCCGCACTTGGATCAGCTTACGTCTTTCCTCTATAGCGCGGAAACTACGCGCTTCAGCATTAACATCGGCGCATCAGTGCCGAACCAAGAACACAAAAAGATTCCTACTCTCACGCAAGCGTTGAATGATGAGTGGCTGAACTCTAATGCTGACCAAGTGTTCAGCAATGCAATGACCTGGTCATTGACCTACAGTTCAACATTCATCAAGCTCATCTACAATAATGGTATTCACCCCTATATGGTGGAACCGGCGGCAATGGGCGTGTTGCGCGAAGATACGCAATACTTGGATCGTCAAGAAGCCATTACTCAGACTTACTACATTACACGGTCTGAGTTAATGGCTCGCTTGTATTCGCATCCAAAACGCACACAAATACTAGACCGTATTACCGCAAGCTATAACCCTCTGCCGACAGAAGTGCCAGAGGGTGTAGACCGTATCGTTATGTCGCAAACTAATCCGACTATCTACGGCACCGTCAATCTTGACCTGTATGGCTACAACCGCTACAAAGCGCGGGTAGCCGAGGATACCGTCGAGATGCGGGAACTGTGGGTGTGGAATGATGAAACATCGGACTATCAAGTGGTCACGATTGCAACG